GGGTGCAAGTTATACCGCAGTTTTTAATAATGCCCTAAATTCTTATATTTTGCTTAATCCGTCTCATTCAGTTTTCCCGACAGTACAAGTATTTGATACGGGATCGGGAACTTATACAACGCCAGCTGGCGCTACATTCCTCAAAGTTAAGATGGTCGGTGGTGGTGGTGGTAGCGAAGGATCAGGTACATCATTAACAGGTACGGCTGGCGGAAATGGCGTAGATACTACTTTTGGAACAGCAACTGCATCACATGGCGGCGGAGGCGGAGCAGTAACTTTAGGTATAGGCGGAACAGGAGGAAATGCATCTGGTTCGTCAACTTTAGCATTTGATGGAGCAAGAGGCGCAGATGGTCAAACAGAAGGAACTAATGTGCAAGGCGGTTATGGTGGAGCTTCAGGAGGCGGTTTAGGGGCTGGAACACCTCCAGGATCAGGAACTGGCGCTGGACTTGTTGGTACAGCTTATGGTTCAGGAGCTAGTGGATCAGGCGCGGCACCAGGTGGAGTCATAACAGGCGCAGGTGGTGGCGGCGCTGGATACAATGAATGGTGGATTAACAACCCTGCATCTAGCTATAGTTATTCAGTTGGCGCTGGTGGTGCTGGTGGATCTGCGGGCGCGTCTGGTGCAGATGGCGGTGCAGGATCGGATGGCATCATCATCGTTGAAGAGTATTACTATTGACGATTGCGACAATTAGGATTAGATTATTCTGACTGAATAAAAAGGAATAAGTCATGTCGGAACATTTATCAAAACAATTAGAAATTGCCCAAAAAGTAATAGAACAACTTCGTGCGGGTCTTGATACCGAAATTACTCGTAGTCAAGCGGCGAACGGTATGCTTAGCGAAGTTTATAATGCTAACTTACAATTGCGTACAGGTCTTTTAATATCAAAAAAACAAAATGACGAAAGTACGGCGCAGCTTAATGCGCTTAAAGCTACTTTAGTCGAATTAACGGCTGATAGAGATAGATTGAATAGAGTGGTGCAAGCGATGGATGTAGAGCTAACTAGTCTACGTGGAAGTCAAAACGAAGCCGCTTAATGCCGATTCCGTTTCCGTTTGACTTTAAAAAACCAGACTATACCCAAGTTTTTCAATGGCGGATAGATCGGCTTAAGCGTCTTAGGGAGAATCCTAGCGTAATTCCGGCATTGAGAAAGTTTTACAAAGATGATCCAGCTCAATTCATCATCGATTGGGGAGTTACTTTAGACCCCCGCAACGTTGAACGTGGTTTGCCCACCCTTGCGCCCTTTCTCTTGTTTCCACGACAAGAGGAGTGGGTGCATTGGTTTCTGGAACGTTGGAAAAATCAAGAGCCTGGTATCACCGATAAATCAAGAGACATGGGAATGTCTTGGTTAACCACTTCATTGATAAGTACGATATGTATGTTCAATGAGGGCATTGTGGCCGGTTGTGGATCTCGGAAAGAAGAATATGTCGACAAAAAAGGCGATCCCAAAAGCTTACTATTTAAAGTGCGGCAGTTTGTATCGCATGTCCCTCGGGAATTCCGAGGCAATTGGAATGAAAAACGTGATGCACCATACATGCGAGTACAGTTTCCCGATACTAACTCAATTATCACAGGGGAAGCGGGGGACGGAATCGGTCGAGGAGATCGTGCTAGCTTTTACATTGTGGATGAAAGTGCATGGCTACCTAGACCGGAATTAGTCGAAGCCTCCCTATCACAAACTACAAACTGTCGTCAAGATATATCTACGCCTCGAGGTATGAATAATCCTTTCGCCCGTCGACGATTTAATGGAAAGACGGCGGTGTTTAGCTTCCACTGGCGCGATGATCCTCGCAAGGATGACGCTTGGTACGAAAAGAAATGTCGAGATATCGACGATCCCGTTGTTATCGCCCAAGAGATCGATCTAGACTATAGCGCGTCCATCGAGGGTATTGTTATCCCTTCCGTATGGGTGAATGCGGCGCTAGATGCCCACATTAAGCTTAATATCGAGCCAAAAGGCTTACGTAAGGCGGGCGTTGACATAGCCGACGAGGGGTCTGATAAGAACTCATTATGTGGCCGATACGGGATATTAATTGAGTATTTAGAATCGTGGAGCGGTAAAGGAAGCGATATTTATGGCAGCGTTGAGAAAATTTTTACTCTCTGTGACGTGCTCGACTATCCTACGGTTGATTACGATGCGGATGGACTCGGTGCGGGTGTTCGCGGCGATGCGAGAGTTATCAATAAATCCCGCTCCGAACGAAAAATAAAGAATATAGTTTTCACACCATTTCGGGGTTCTGGCGAAGTAGTCGACCCCGAAGGTAATCCCTTTCAAGCGACAGGCGATCAAAAAGACGGTGATAAGGGCCGTACAAATGAGGATTTTTTCCAAAACGCTAAAGCCCAAGCATGGTGGGCATTGCGCCGTCGCTTCCAATTAACGTATCGAGCGGTTGTTGAAGGACTTTCATATAATAAAGATGATATTATTTCGATATCTAGTAGCTTGCCTGAATACCGGCAGCTTATGATTGAGCTATCACAACCGACCTATTCCCAGAATGCGGTCGGTAAAATTGTCATCGATAAGATGCCGGACGGTATGAAATCGCCAAACCGAGCAGACTCGGTTATGATAGCGTTTGCGCCTTTGAAGAAAAAATCGGTGGGGTTCTTTTCATGATTACTCGATTATTGAACAGATTTAAAAAACCAGTTGAAAAACCAGCTATAGTCAAACGTGAGAGACGTTATCAATTTAGCACTGATTTTGTTCCGCCAGAGTCGATCAGTCAACGAATCGAAACCTTGTGGCAGCATAATTTTCGTAATGCTATCACGCCAGAAGTACGCGCTGCGATGGATAGCGCCGAAAAATCGCCTAGCTTCGCTATGGACAATCAATTAAATCTCAAAGCGCCATACTACGGTAATGATATTATCCCCGCGGGTCAGTTAGCTTGGTACGCAAATCAAACTTTCTTGGGCTATCAAATCTGCTCAATGTTGTCTCAACAATGGCTTATATCAAAATGTTGTTTGATGCCGGCCGAAGACGCAGTAAGGAATGGTTACGAGATTACAGTTAACGATGGGCAAGATATCGATTCCGAGATTCTCGATGAAATGCGTAATCTCGATGTGAAATACGATGTTAATAAAAATTTAATTCAATACGTGCAAATGGCGCGAATATTCGGTATCCGTATCGCAATGTTTAAAGTCGAATCGGATGATCCTGAATATTATTATAACCCTTTTAATATCGATGGCGTTACGCCTGGAAGTTACAAAGGGATCTCACAAATCGATCCCTATTGGATCACTCCACAATTAGATCAAGAATCTGCCGGAGATCCTGCGTCAATACATTTCTACGAACCGACTTGGTGGAACATAGCGGGAAAACTTGTACATCGTACCCATTTAATAATCTATCGTACCGAAGAAGTACCAGACATTTTAAAACCTACGTATGTATATGGCGGTATTCCAATTCCGCAAAAAATAGCCGAGCGTGTGTATGCTGCAGAACGTACCGCAAACGAAGCGCCAATGTTGGCACTTACGAAACGTACCGATGTCATCAATGTGGATTTAGCCCAGGCATTGGCGAATGAGCCCGGGCAGAGTGGCGGTGGCCCAGGATTCTTTCAACGTATACAGCAATGGGTATTTAACCGTGACAACTACGGAGTAAAAATACTTGGGCTTGACGAAAAGATGGAGCAATTCGATACCTCTCTCGCCGATCTCGATGCGGTCATCATGACGCAATACCAACTTGTGGCGGCTGCGGCGAATGTTCCTGCAGTGAAATTATTGGGTACGTCTCCGAAAGGATTTAATGCCACAGGGGAATTCGAAGAAGCTAACTACCATGAAATGCTTGAATCGATCCAAGCTCATGCGCTAACTGCTCTAGTAGAGCGTCATCATGCGTTATTAATACAATCCGAAATCTTACCTAAGTTTTCGATCGCCCCTTTTAATACAACAGTTTCATGGAAGCCAGTTGACGCTATGACAGCTAAAGAACTTGCAGAACTTAATAAGATGAAAGCAGAGACAGGGAACTTATTAATGCAAGCGGGCGCTGTGGATGGCTCAGACGAACGTCAAAGAATAATCACCGATCCTGAAAGTGGCTATACGGGTTTGGTTGATACTATTCCAGAAGAAATATTGAGCAATCCAGAGGTGACATAGAGTATCTAATATGGCTAAATCACCCCCTTTAACGAAGCAGAAACGAAAATGGGTTAATAATCGTAATGTGACGTTACGTGGTCATGATCTTAACTATAATGTTTCACAGCAAGAAAAATACGAATTCGCTTTACGTAAATTAATCAAAGAGATGACAAGCGAAGTTAAAGAAAAACTTGTCAGATTGTTTCACAAGGAACTTGCTGACGAGTATTTCGAACAGCAATACGAAGCCTCCGCAATGGACGCAAGTTTAGCTAGTCAAGCTAGGATATTGATGAACGCCTTGACCGCTAAGTTTAATCAATTATTTTCTTTTAAATCTCGAACATTGGCCGAACGTATGGTTAACGGTGCTGCAGCGGTCAGTAAGTCAAGTTTGCATACAAGTCTTAAGAAATTAAGCGGCGGTTTATCGCTTAAAACGGGTGTTGTTCCGAAAGGCATGGAAGAGGTAGCGAAAGCATCTATCGCTGAAAATGTTTCTCTTATTCAGTCAATCCCCGAGCGATACTTCAAAGATGTGACCGGTTCGGTCATGCGATCAATAACGACTGGAAACGGGCTAGCCGATTTGATTCCTGATATAAAAAAGTATGAAGGTCAAACGATTCGTCGAGCTAAAAATCTCGCTTTAGATCAAACCCGAAAAGCATATAATTCGATCAATAAACAACGTATGCAAGCCATAGGCGTGAAACAATTCGAATGGATCCACAGTGGTGGCGGTCAAGTACCACGTGAATCGCATTTAAAAATAAGCGGTCACATTTTTGACTTTGAGAATCTCGAAGCACAGCAAGCCGAACTTGGGGTGCCGAAAAAAGATCAAGGCATACCCGGGTATCCTGTAAACTGTAGATGCACAATGCTGCCCGTGATAAACTTTGAAAATGATTCATAGAAGGTATAGTTATGCCGCTGAAAAAAGGTAAATCTCAATCTACTATTAGTTCTAATATTGCCGAACTTATACGGGCAGGTCATGAGCCAAAACAAGCCGCTGCAATCGCTTATAAAGAAGCTGGCGAGACTAAAGACGCCGAAATCGACCCGAATGCGTATACCACGGGGCCGACCAAAGACGATGACCAAAACCAATCGGGTCGTATATATGACACTAATGGATGGGCGGAAATTAAAGATAATCCCATTTCAAAAGTAGGTGTATTTCTGTATACAGGTTCACAGATATCCTCTGATCTAGAGCCAGATCGTATCTATAAGGTTTATCGTCCAGCAGAAGAACTTTCCGATCCCGAAACTATCGAATCCTTCAAATTAGTACCGTGGACAGATGAGCACGCTATGTTAGGTTCGGAAGATGAAGGATTGTTATCGCCCGAGAAAAAAGGTATTCACGGCGTGGTAGGTGAGAACGTGCATTTCGATGACGATGGCTATCTCCGTGCCAATCTTAAAGTATTCTCTAATAAACTATCGCAACTTATTGACAGTGGTAAAAAAGAATTGAGTATCGGTTATAGGTGCTTGTATGATAACAAGCCAGGGGTATACAATGGTGAGACTTACGATTTTGTCCAGAGAAATATTAGGGGCAATCATCTAGCACTTGTGGAAGAGGGGCGATCCGGCCACGATGTTGCTGTACTAGATCATTTCAAGACTACTTTCGACACTAAGGGGTTAATCATGCCAGAGATGAAAGAAAAGGAAGAGAAGAAAGAAGAAGTAAAAGACGAAGGCGAGATAATGAGCCTTGAAGAATGTTCGAAAGCGATCAAAGAACTAATGGCAATGATGAAAAAATCTGCCGATGAAGAAAATCCAGAATCAAGCGAAAAAGTACGTCACGAAGGTGATAAAGCCGCGAAAGACGAAGAAGGTAAGTACAAAGACTTCGTTAATAAAGCAGGAGTGACCGGAGATACCGTCGAAGAGGAAGAAAAAGAGGATATGTCCGAAGACGAAGACGAAAGCAAACCAGACGGCGACACAGAAAAACCAGCCGGAATGGATACTAAATCGCTTATTGTTGAGATCTCACGCCGAAATAGTTTAGCTACTAGATTAGCACGGCATATCGGTACGTTTGATCATGCCGATAAAACTTTTGCCGAAGTAGCACAATACGGCGTTAAAAAACTCGGTTTATCTTGTCGTAAAGGTCAAGAATCCGCCGTTTTGGAAGGCTATCTCGCCGGTGCGCGTACAAGCACTGTGGCTGCCTACGCGAAAGATTCCAAGGTGGAATCAAGCTGCGTTGATGCGTATTTAAATGGGAGTAAATAACAATGGGTTTTCAATCTACCGTATCTATACAACAAGGTTTCGGCGTCCCCGGTGAACAATACTCGGACGGTCCTTGGAGAGCGCAAAGCTATACGATTAATTCAGCTAGTGCGACTTATAACAATATCGGCTCGACAATGTGTTCGATTACTAGTCAAGGTTTCTGTGCTGCCGGTAATTCTGGTGGTACGGCAGTATTCGCCGGTCTTTTAGTTGATCCTAAAGACGTCGCTTTGTTCGGAACTGGCGGTATTCCACTGAATCCAACATTAAACGTACCTAACTACACACAAGTCGAATGCGCTACGATGGGTTCGTATGTCGTGACTTTACCCGCCGCCGCTAATATCGGTGACTGGGTATGTTACGATAATACCACGGGTGCGCTCACCACTGTTGCCCCCGGTACTTCGCTTCCGAGCGGTACTTCATGGGGTAATGCGGTCGTTGACTACTACACCGTGGCTGGTGCGGGTCTTGCGGTCATTACGATGGATCCAGGCGTCGGACAACCTACTAATTAATAAGGACTCAATGAAATGATTACTCGCGCTAGTAAAGAACATTCATACATCCCAGGGGGTAAAGTACGATCTCTTGAGGGTTTTAAAGCCGAAGAATATCGATCTCTAAAAAAGATTGGTATCAATCTTAACGAGCAAACTGTCAATATGCTGATGAAGGGTAAAGCCGCCATGGATTCTATGGCTGCGATGGACGCTTTACAGCCTACAGTCACGACGGGAACTGTCGGTACACCTGTTCAGTTCTTACAGAATTGGCTACCAGGTTTTGTATTTGTTATCACCGCCGCTCGTAAAATCGACGATATTATCGGTTTAATGGTAACGGGTGCATGGGAAGACGAACAGATCGTACAAGGTATTTTAGAACGTACTGGTTTCTCTGTTCCGTATGGCGACTATACGAACGTTCCTTTGTCCAGTTGGAATACTAATTTTAACTATCGTACTGTCGTTCGTTTTGAAGAAGGTATGAAAGTCGGCAACTTAGAAGCCGCTCGATCCTCCCGTCTTCAAGTAGACGATGCCGGTATGAAACGAGAAGCTGCAGCGCTGGCGCTTGAAATTATTCGTAATACTGTTGGCTTCTCAGGTTTTAATGGCGGCGATAATAACACCTACGGTTACTTGAACGATCCTGGTTTAGGTTCTTATACTGAAGTCGCTACGGGTGCATCTTCGAGCACATTGTGGTCGACTAAAACATTCTTAGAAATTTGTAAGGATATTCGTACCGCTATCGTGGCATTACGTACTCAATCCCAAGATACTATCGATCCCGAAAAAGTCGATCTTACACTTGCGATCTCAACCGATGCGGTTGACTGGTTGAGCACAACGTCTGACTTCGGTATCTCAGTGCGTGACTGGTTGAGAGAAGCATATCCAAGAATCCGTGTTGTATCTGCACCACAGCTAAACAACGCGTACTCTAGTGATAATGTATTCTATCTCCACGCTGATAAAATTGACGATATGTCAACAGATGGCGGTAGAGTGTGGATTCAACCTGTACCGACAAAATTCCAGGTACTTGGAGTGCAGCAACTTGCTAAAGCGTATGAAGAAGATTATTCAAACGCCACAGCTGGTGCGATGTGTAAACGTCCTTATGCAGTGGTTAGGTATTACGCGATATAATTGACCATTCGGATAATAGCGTTATACTCTGTGTAACGCTATTAAACTTTAAGGAGTCAATTTAATGCCATACATATATTCCACAGCAACGTGCAGCGGTACATACTGCGATTACGGCCCAATCGATAAAAACGCCGGTCAGAACATCGCTCGAAAAAAAGTAACGATCAAAGGTGGCCACGGTGTGGCCTCTCAGGCTCGCGGTCCGTCAATGGGCGGTATCTACACTCCAATTGGAGTCGTCACCGAAGTTAGCGATTCCGATCTCGAATTCTTATTAGCGAATAAATCCTTTCAGCGTCACATGGCTGCAGGTTTTATGACTGTCGACAAGAAAAAAGTCGAGCCCGCTAAGAAAGCAATTGATATGGCTCAGAAAGATGGATCAGCACCCGTTACGCTAAAAGATTTTGAGGATAGCGAATCTAGCGAGCCAGGCTTACGGATTCTTAAAGCTAAACCTCAACAAGACCCAATTGTTGAAGAGATAGTGCAGAAACCAAAACATAAGAGTAGAAAATAATGAATCCCGTGATTCTAACGTTTAATTACTCACTATTTATCACGCAATGCCCAGCGTATGCTAACCCAGTCACTTACCCAGAGACTTTGTTACAAACGTATTGGGATATCGCAATAAGTTACGTGAGTGACGTAGGGAATTACGGGTCATTACAAGGTTTGAATAGGCAATACGCACTTAACTTGATGGTAGCCCATTTAGCGTATTTGAATGGGCTTATTGCCGCTGGTCAAGTGCCAGGTCTAATGCAAAATGCAACTATCGATAAAGTGACCGTTGGACTAACGCCACCCCCTTTGAAAAATCAATTTCAATGGTGGCTATCACTTACTCCCTACGGACAATCCCTACTTGCACTTTTACAAGTCAATTCCGTTGGCGGCTTTTATATCGGAGGTTCACCCGTACTTTCTAGTTTTGGGTATGGAAACGCCGTATGGTAAAGGTCGTTCGCCAAGTTTCATCCGCTGGCAAACAACTAGAAATTGCGCTGAAAGGATTGGAAGGGAAAGTCGGAAAAGTCGGGTGGTTTGAAAAATCCAAATACGAGAAAGGTGTACCCGTTGCGTATGTGGCAACCATTCAAGAGTATGGCTTCGCCGCTAAGAATATCCCACCTCGACCATTCATGCGTCCTACGATAGAAAATAAGCGAGTCGAATGGCAGAAAGTGGCCGAATCGGGAGCTAAAGCAATACTTGAAGGACGCCAAACCTTGTACAATATTATGGAAGCGATCGGGCTCAAAGCTGCGGGTGATATTCGTAAAACAATTTCGTCTATATGGGCTCCTCCACTTAAACCAGCCACAATCGCAGCAAGGCTTCGTAGACGAAAAAATAAAAAAGTCACTACAAATTTAACGAAACCATTGATAGACACTGGTATCATGTTGGGGACATTGACAAATACGGTTGAAGATGAATGATACCAGGTCAAAATTTACTCAATATGGCGTTAACGATAATCGCAAAACAGACGATTACGTACTATCGCAATACGGGTCGGGTGCTTAACTCTGTTGGTCAAGATATAGCCGAATACGCCCCGCCGTTATTTATTGTTGGGAGTTGGCAACCTGTACCGCGTGCGTTATACCAACAATATGGATTAGATTTTCAAAAAGATTATTTTACTTTCTATACTTCTAATAACGTGCTTGATCTCGAGCGTGATATATCAGGCGACCAGATCGCTTTCAACGGCCAACGATTCCAATGTGAATCGGATAATGATTGGTATGGTCTAGACGGTTGGAAAGGCATTCTTTGTATCCATATCGGGCCTGATAAAAAAGATCCAGTTGTGTGGGGTTTTGGAACGATGCCGCCTAGTAATACTTACCTCAATTTCGGAAACGGTAATTTCCTGGGGCAGCAAGATGACTGATAATCAATTGATTCAATTATTTTTGCCGATTATTCAAGCCGGATTGATTGCTGACGGTTATACCAATGTTGTCACTAAGGCTTCTAATCAGCCCACACAACAAGGCGTTAATACTGGACCGACCGTTTATTTTTATAAAGTAAATAATAAGCGTTATGGATTTTTAGGACGTTGGTCGAAATGGGATGCCAATACTAGTAAAATGATCCATACGGAAGCTCAATATTATGAATGTACTTTTCAAGTATCTTCATTAGTTCGTCAGTCTCCCTACACCCCCAATCAATATACGGCTTCTGACTTAGTTAATGAGGTCGCGTCTATTATGCAAAGCGATAATACTCGGACTATACTAAATAACTCTGGAGTAGGGATATTAAGGGTTACGGACGTTTTAAATCCCTATTTTGTGGATGACCGCGACCAATTTGAGGCATCGCCATCATTCGACTTTATATTGACTTATCAGCAAAGTAGAGTAACAACAGACCCAGTGATACACTCTTATGATTACGACATACAAGGAATATAACCATGGCTATTAGTTTAACAAGGTATGTAGATGTAACCTCCGGCCTCGGTGCGGGCGCGGTAGTTCCCACCCGTGATTTAGTTGCAAGGTTATTTACATCGAATAACTTACTTCCACCGCAATCGTTTATCTCATTTACGACAGCAGCCGAAGTGGGTTCATATTTCGGGTTATATTCCGAAGAGTATTTAAGAGCATTATTTTATTTCGGATGGACTAGTAAAAACTTAACCCAAGCTCAATCTATACAGTACGCTCGATGGGTTAACGCCGCCGTTCCGCCTATGATCTTTCCAGATCAAAATGGCGGCACTCTTGCGACCAATTGGGTCGGTATTACGAATGGCTCTTTTGTTCTTACAATGGGCGGCTTTACTTATACGCTTAGCGGTTTAGATTTTTCAGGAATCGGTAGCTCACTCGCTGCAGTTGCTACGATTATCGAAGATGCCATCCAAGCTGAATCTGGCGGTGGATCTGTTTGGACGGGTGCAACGGTCACGTACTCGTCTACGTACGGCGGATTCCTTTTAGTCGGCGGTGCTGACGATGTTGTCACGAATCCAGTTATTGTGGCCGTTGGCGGTGGTGGCACTGATATCACCCCTGCAGGATTGCTTGGTTGGCTTCCACAGTACAATGGCGCGAATAACGGAGCTATCTGGGCTAGCGGTTCAGCGGTTGAAACGATTACACAAACTTTGACCACTTCTTCCGCGGCTTCAAATAATTTTGGGTCGTTTGCTTTCTTAACGAATTTAGGGATCACACAACAGAACGTTGTGGACGCTGCAAATTGGAACAATGGTGAGAATGTACTTTATATGTACTCTCAGGGTGTAACGCCAGCGAATGCTTCTGCTTGGGCTGCCGCTGTAGCAAGTATCGGCGGTGTGGGATTAACATTATCGCCCACTTTCACTTTCCAAATGAGCGGTACATTATCAAGTAGCTCTAATGTCGTTAGCGGATTAACCAGTAACGTCGGAATGTATCCCGGTATGGTTGTAACAGACGCCGATAGCTATCTCCCCGCAGGTACGGTTATTACGAGTCTCGTTGGCTCGACAGGGTTGACACTCTCTAATCCTGCAAGTGCAGGTGCAACAGAATTGTTAACTTTTAATCCTTTGCAATTCCCTGAACAAATGCCGATGATGATTGAAGCTGCCACAAACTATCTCGGATTTAATACCGTACAAAATTATGAATTCCAACAATTCCCAGGTATAACGCCAAGCGTATCGTCTGACTCTGCCGCAAATACGTATGACGGCATTAGTATCAATTATTATGGTCAGACACAAACTGCGGGTACGAATATCAGTTTTTATCAACGTGGCGTACTAATGGGTCTGGCCGATGATATTACCGATATGAATGCCTATGTTAATGAGATCTGGCTCAAAGACGCTGCGAGTGCTGCGATCATGGGCTTGTTGCTAACCTCGTCACAAGTACCAGCTAATAACCAAGGTCGCAATATGATCTTAGGTATCTTGCAAGGCGTGGTTAACCAGGCATTAAATAACGGTTCGATAAGCGTTGGTAAAACTCTAACAACGGCACAACAAACCTATATTACGGCCGCCACTGGTGATCCGTTGGCATGGTATCAAGTACAAAATACAGGTTATTGGGTGGATGTTGTTATCACGTCATCCGGAAGCCCACTACAGTACACCGCAACGTATACTTTGATATACAGCAAAGACGACGTTATTCGTAAGGTTGTCGGAACTCATACGCTAATATAATAGGGGATTATTATGCAAAATATTTCAGGTTTTGGTCTAATAGTAAACATATTAGCGTCTAAGACGTTTCCGGTCGGATTGCTACTTACCGAGTTCGCAGACGATGCCGATCCGTTCGATCTTCCATCTTTACAAATTGCAGATACGGCGATGGGACTTAATGGAGACTTAATTGGATGGTCTAAACCTAATCCGATTAAATTAACGCTTAATGTGATTCCACAGAGTTATAGTGATCTTAATCTAGCTATTTTACTCGAAGCTAATCGAGTCGGACGCGGTAAAACAGGTGCGAGAGATATTATCACCTTAACGGCCACGTATCCGAATGGCAGCCCGATTCTACTAACGAACGGGTTTATCACTGACGGTATACCAGGATCGCCAGTCGCAAGCAGTGGCCGATTGAAATCTAAAAGTTATCAATTCGCCTTCGAAAATAAAGTCGCGGGGTTATAATGATTCAACCGAAGCAAATCGAGATTAATGGCAAGCCTTTTACGATCTCCAAATTTACAGCAACCGGTGGACGAGAAATCGTTACCCAGTACGTTGCGTCTGGAATGCCAAAACTCGGTGATTACAAACGTAACGAAGAATTAATGTTAAAGCTGATGTGTTACGTAGCGATCGATCGTGGCACTGAATTACCCCCATTGAGATTAACTACGCAGTCTCTTGTTGATAATCATGTCGGCGATTGGGAAACATTAACTAAACTCGAAATGGCAATGATGGAATATAATTGCAGTTTTTTTCAGGACGGGCGGCTCTCGACTTTCTTCGAAGATACCGCCCAGAAGGTCCAAGCGTGGATTTCCAAAACGTTGACGGCTTTATTGGAACGATTATCGCAGACGGCAAAGCCACCCTCCACGAATTGAAGACGGTTTATAGTCTAGAAGATGCGTTCGATATGTGGGAGGTTATCATGGTTACTCGATATAATGAGTATCTAGCCGTTGAGCACGCTAAAAAGCAGAACAGGGGTAGATAATGTCAATTTTAGAAACTTTTTATATCCTTTTTAAAAGTGACTCTACCGACGTAAAAAAGGGCGTTGATGAAGTACAAAAGCTTGCGAAACAAACTGCCGAAAATCTAGAAAAAGTAGATAAGGGAACTGAAAAGATAGGTAAATCTTTTCTCGAATTAGCTAAGTCTGCCGCTCAATTTCTTGGTGCCAGTTACGCCGCTTATAAAGTATTCGGAAGTTTAATAGCAGCCACAGATAATGCGGCGCAGCTTGGTATGGTTTCGAAAGCGCTCGGTGTGAACGTTGAACAATTGGACGCGTGGGGTAAAGCAGTACAACGCACGGGCGGTACGGCAGAAGGATTCCAACAGTCACTTAAAAGTCTATCAGAACATTTAGGTGGTAGCGCTCAAATCGCACTTAAAGTATTACCTCAACTTGCCGATGTGTTCCAAAAGATCGGTCGTATTCGATCTTTTCAATACGGTAAAATGCTGGGACTTGATGAATCTACTATTTTGTTATTGCAACAAGGTAGGCGTGAAGTAGAAGCCCAAATAGCCAGACAGAAAGAGTTAGGTGTTGTTACTGAAAGAGACACTGAAATAGCGATTAAGTATAAACAATCTGTTCGAGAGGTTGGCCAATCTTTCGATACGCTATATCGGGTATTAGCCCGTGATATCATCCCGATTTTTACTAAGATACTCGATTACATAACGCCAGTTGTTCAATACATAATCAAGCATAAAGATCTGGTCATAGGCGCTTTTATCGGCATTGCTGCAGCAGCAGCGATTATGCTTGCGCCTTTCATTGCAGCTAACGCCGCGATCATTGGCGTGGCAGCCGGTGTGACTGCGTTAATCGCAGCATTCGCAATCGCCTACGAAGATATCCAAGCATTTCGTCACGGTCATAATTCTCTGATAGGAGACATATTAGCAAAATGGCCTGTCGTTGGAACGGTTGTGGGCGGTGTTTTAAAATCCATTATATGGCTCATTGATCACATGATTGAGGGTCTAAAATTCGGTGCATATTGGCTAGGTAAATTAGGGTCATTACTAAGTGACCAAAGTATAATCGGCGGGATTAAATACGTTACGGACGCAGTTAATAGGGGCGCACAATTTTTAGGACTTGCTAACGAAACACCATTAGGCGCAACGTCATCAAATAGTATTTTTAATTCAGAAGCATTTTCTCGTAACCAGAGTATTAATACAGGTCCCATAACAGTCCATACGCAAGCGACCGATGCGATCGGTATTTCGAAAGGATTGGGGCGTGGAATTCAAGAACATCTATGGCAAGCGAATAATGAATTTGCGGACGGAGTATCGTATTAATGGCTATTTTAAATACGATCAATACATTATTACCTTCCTACGCTATCGATTACGTTGCGGTATTTGATCAAAATTATAACCAAATTTTCAGAGAAGCGAGAGCCGTAAAAGCTGTCGTTAAAGAACAAGCAAAAGTAATGGAACATCCCGTAGAAAGCGGGGCGATCATTACAGATCATCGCGTGATACTACCAGTTGAAATTGATCTCTCGTTAATACTTGCTTCTGAAAATTATCAAAATGTTTATAAGCAGATTAGACAATATTACTACAATGCTACTTTACTTATCATTCAGACGCGGGCAGGAGTTTACGAAAATCAATTAATCTCAGGACTGCCGCACGAAGAAGATCCCACAATGTTTGACGCGCTCGCTATCGCGCTTAGTCTTAAGCAAGTACAATTTGTTACAGCGCAATATGGGATCGTCCCTAAATACCCTTCGAATTCTAATAATGTCAATCGCGGTACTCAACAAGGTACACCGGCAACGTCAACGCAATACACGCTTGCGCAAAGCATATTTGAAGGTAAACCGTTATGATACAAATACCGATAACAAATATCGCTAATCAATCTTTGTCTATTCGCTTAGCAGGTAATCAATACGATATTACTATTCACGCTTGTAGGGATAACGGCGAATATGGCACGGGGATAGTGGCATTCGATATAGTCCGAGATAATGTTGTTATTGTGACTGGTAATCGTGCAGTTCCAGGATTTCCATTGATCCCTGCACGCTACCTAGAGAATGGAAATTTTATCGTTCTCACAATGGACGATGAATATCCCGATTGGCGACAATTCGGAATTACGCAGCAATTGATTTTTGCATCCGAAACAGAATTGGAGACTATCCGTGGAACTTGATCCTCGGGTTATTAAAGTGTCTATCGAAGTTAATGGAGTTTTAAAGACTTATTCTTCTCCGTTAGCGATTACTGTGACCGGTACGAAATATGCAAACGCGCTACAAAATGAAGCTGAAATTGTCCTAGAAAATCTAGATCGAGCGACGCAAGATTACATCCTAACCGAAACATCCCCCTATAACTTGAACCGCACACCGAAAAGCGTTGTTGTGGAAGCTGGTCGGGTATCCTACGGAACGGCCGTTATTTACCGAGGGAATATTGTTACTTCAAACGTCACGCAGCCGCCGGATGTGGGTATTACTTTGAAATGCCTAACAGGTAATTTTGTTAAAGGTAATATCCTAACTCGCAACCAGCCAGGACAAGCCACTCTTAAACAAATTTCTACGCAAATCGCGCAAGATACTAATACTATTTTAAATTTCCAGGCAACGGATCGTAATATATCGAATTATAATTTTGCAGGTGCAGCGCTAAAGCAAGTCGATTTAGTAGGTGCTCTTGGTGGCTTAAATGTTTTTATTGATGATAGAGTGCTTGTAGTTAAAGACGCTTTTGTCCCTTTAACAAATACACTCAGAATATTAAGCGCCGAAACGGGTATGATCGGTATACCGGAATTTACGGAACAAGGTATTAAAGTTAAATATTTATTAGATAACCGTACTACGCTAGGCGGTAGTCTTAGAATAATCAGTCAACAATACCCTGCGGTTAATGGCGATTACGTCATTTATAAGTTAGGATTCCAGATAGCTAGTAGAGACGTACCATTTTATTATATTGCGGAGGCGGCGCGTAGACGATGAATAGCTCTGGCAATCCCCCAGATATAGATCCCACAAACAATGACAGTTTGTCGGGAACGTTACGTTTTGCGTTTTACAAATTGATGCAAAATATCAATGGGATGTTACCGGCTAAAGTTATTAGATACGATAGAACGACCAATCGGGTGCAAGTACAGTTATTGATCGCTTTAGTTACAACTAACGGAGTTCAAATCCCACGGCCACAAATCGCTAGCTTACCCGTCCTGATATTAGGGGGAGGGGGGTTTATGTTGAGTTTTAACCTCAATCCAGGGGATCTAGGATGGGTTATCGCTAGCGATCGGGATATCTCTTTATTTTTGCAAAATTACGAAGAATCGGCACCCAATACGGGTCGCATTCATAACTTTGCAGATGGCCTTTTCATACCAGACGTTATGACCGGATATACAATTAATTCGGGGGATAATGCTAACGCCGTCTTACAAAGCGTGGATGGTACGGTTAAAATATCTTTAGGGACTGGTAAAATCACTATATCAGCGCCATTGGTTGAGATCGACGGCTATAACCCCACAACGATCACCCCCGCAGGTGGTATTTTTCAGATAGTAGGAAATATTCAAGCAACGGGCAGCATAACGCCATTTACACCATAAGGAGATAATTTATGCTTTATTTTATTATCATAGTATTATTGCTTCTAGTTATCTTTGTTCAATATTGGCACAATGTTAAACACGTAAGTCTGCTATCATCTATTGACCAATCTATGCAAATTTTAGTCAAGAGGTTAAAACTTTAATGCAGACATTATCGGCTAATGTCAACGACGATATTCCTGGTGTGGGATTTAACGATCTCTATCTCGATGCCGATGGAAATATTTCCATGAGTTACGATATTCAAGCAGTGCTACAAGCTTGCGCTCAAGCAGCACAAACGCTTTTGGGTGAAATGGTTTTTAATACCGATCAGGGTATACCCTATTTCCAAACAGTGTGGGTCGGTGTTCCTAATGTTCAACAATTTACTGCAGCGCTACGAGCAGCATTTTTAACTGTTCCGAACGTTGTTGAGGTTATATCTTTAATTACCTCCCAAATTAATAATGTTCTAAACTATACTGCAATTATTCGCACAACGTATGGGAACGGCCCTGTCGTTGGTACTATATCAGGAGGCGTGACAAGTGGCTGACGTTTACGATTATATAGCCGAAACCGGCGTTATCATGCTAGAGACGGGTGTCATCCAAACGGAAGTACAAGCCGAGTATCAAGCGGCGTTTGGGATGGATCTAAATACTGCGCCTAACACACCCCAGGGCATTTTGATTACTACCGAAGTATTAGCCCGAACAGCCGTAGCAGATAACAATGCTGCACTCGCCAATCAAATCAATCCTAATGAAGCGGGGGGTGTCTTTCTCGATGCGTTACTTGCATTAACCGGGGCATACCGATCACCTGGTACGCCGTCCACTGTGCTATGCACGATCGGCGGTGTGGCTGGTACATCAATTCCCGCTGGTGCTCAAATTTCAGATAGTAGCGGCGATCTCTTTGAAATTGTTTCGACCACTGTTATCCCAACGGGCGGATCAATTGATAACGTGCCTTTTCAGTCGGTACTAACTGGTCCGATCCCAGGTGTGGCAGGAACGTTAACGGATATCGTTAGTAATATTTTAGGATGGGAAACTGTCACGAATCCTGCCGATGCGACATTAGGCACAATTACACAATCAGACATTGCAGCTAAGTTATTGCGTCAAAATACGCTCGCAGCGCAAGGAATGGGATTAGCAGGTTCAATTGAGGCCGCCGTATACTTATTAGCGCCTGGGACAAGTATGACCTTTCAGGAGAACGTTGCGGCGACTACCGAAGTTATCAACGAGATTTCGATGATCTCTCATTCCCTGTACGCTTGCGTATCAAGTGCTGCGACAGTAGAACAGATCGCGCAAGCCATATCTAACGCCAAAAATGGCGGTTGTGGATATAACAATGGGTTAGGGATTCCACAGAATGTCCCTATCACTAACGCGATTAGCGGGCAGACAATTGATGTTCTTTTCGATACCCCATCGATGATGACTATAAGTATCATCGCAACAGTACATGCCTTCACCTCTATCCAAAACGTGCAAACCGCAGTACAGAACGCGATCTTACAGTATATTTCGGGTGGTATTGCTAATGAGCCTGGCTGGGTTGTGGGTGCATCCGTTTCGCCATTTCAATTAGCAGGTGCTATCAATATTTTAGTTCCTGGTCTTTTTGTTCAAGAAATACAGGTTGCGGTCAATAATTTCACGCAGCAAGGTACGATCGCCAATACGATGAATACGGTAACGGGATTAACGTATAACGCGCCCGTTGGGGGATTCCAAGGCATCGCAGTAGGGATGGGCGTGGCAGGTGCGGGAATTACGGGAGGGACGACCGTTGCTAGTTTGGTCGGTAGTAATGAGATAACGCTATCAACTAATGCCACGTTAAGCGCTACGGAAATATTAACTTTCTCGCCGGCTTCCCTTAGCTACCAGACGACCGAAATACCCATAGGCGTGTGGCAGCAAGCGATAACATCCATACCTTATATTACGGTGAACGCAGTATGAGAATACAGGAATTTGATTATTCGGTTAATCTACTGCAATCGATATTATGGCAGTATGGCGAAGCATCAAATCTTTTATCGTTAATTAATTCCAAACAAGCATGGTACGAAATAAATCAAACCGAGTTTTGGACGAATTGGTATAACGACGTCTTTAACCTGCAGACGGCTAACGAGTTCGGCTTATCTGTATGGTCTTATATTCTTAACGTACCGTTTTACGTTCTTAATACTTCCGAGCCTTCCGATAAGCCGTTATGGGGTTTCAACGCGATCATCGGATCGTGGCCGACTTTAAAAAATACCTATCTAAATTTCGGAAATGGCAATTTTTCAACACGCGGGCAGATAATTACATTAACAGCCGAAGAACAGAGATTTTTGCTTCGTCTAAGATACTTCCAATTGTATTCAAATGGCGTCGTTGAGGTGAGTGGCGTATCGATCCCAACTAACCAGCCGATCGTTGGAATTAACAATTTTTTACAGTATTTAGTTTCTACCTCAGATATTGGATATACCGGTCAAATTTATGTTTTAGATGGTCTAGATATGACGATGACTTATGTTTTTACAACAACAAATTTTCCGGCGTTCCTACTATCTGCAATTAAAGAATTCGATATTTTTCCACGTCCTGCGGGTGTTGGATTAAAGTATTACATTAACTATACTCAACAGTTCGGCTTTAACGCGATTGTGGGGTCTAGACCGAACTACGAAAATACGAATCAAAACTTTGGTAACGGAAACCTATTAGGAGAATAACAATGCCATCACCCTATTTATATTATGTATACCCTTTCGGTCAAGATGCCGATGATCTAACGGCAATTCCCACAACTCCGCCTATTAATGGTTCCGTAAGTTATCAAAATGGTTGGACAGATCCTTATGAATTGAATTTATTAACCGATCCGTCTGCGCTGCCGATTCCACGCGGGCAAATGAATCAATTGTTTTATGATATTACGAACAATCTGCAGGAATACCAACAATACGGTACGCCACAATGGGTCGGCACTCCGAGTGTTGCGTACCCGATCTATGCGCGTGTTTATTACTCAGGGCAAATTTATGAAAGTCAGATATCTTCTAACACCAATACGCCAGGAACGGACACCACATGGGTGGCTTTAGGCGGTAACATCCAAGGTGTGGAGACTGGCACAATAATCGATTTTGCAGGTCCTATCGCGCCATCTGGGTACCTTGCTTGTACGGGTACGCCAGGATCGCCAATCACTGTATCAAGATCAACGTACGCACGGTTAATGGCGGCGATTACTCAGACTCAGAATATCACGTCTACTCTAAGCGCTACGATCACGGGATTAACTGGCTGTCAAGAAACCATGTACGTTGGTATGGCCGTTGAGAGCCCTAACTTATCAGCACCAACTACGATCCAATCTATTACCAATGATACGACTATAGTCCTTAATGCGGCGATGACGACTGCAGGCGCTACCACGATCACTTTCTTTAATTGGGGTAATGGTAACGGTTCGTCAACGTTCACGCTGCCTTCACTCGGTTACGCTGGTACGATGGGCGCTGGCGGTACGGCTGGTACTACAGCGCAAGCCCCAGGTAACATAACGGGTCAAATGGGTGGTGAGGCACAACATACTCAGCTAGAAGCGGAACTAGCAGCACACAGTCACCCAGGTTCCTACGCAAGCGCGTCCACATCAACTAGTCCAGGTAGTTACGTTCAAGTGTCGGATACTCCGAATACACACTCAGTATTAAATATTGCAACGGATGGAAGCTCAACCGCTTTCAACGTTATTGGGCCTACTGGAATCGTTAATAAGTGTATCAAAACATGAGCACATCTTTTTCTAATGTAGCACCAATGATTATTAAAGCCGAGGGCGACAAGGATGTTGACAGCCCTAGCGACCACGGGGGTGAGACTAAATACGGGATCAGCAAGCGTGAATACCCTGATTTAGATATTGCCAATCTAACAGAGTCGGAAGCGTTGACAATCCTCGATCGTGATTATTGGCAAAAATATAATTTATCTCAGATAGAAAATCAGGCTATTGCTAATCAGTTATTTTTCATGATTGTTAATATGGGCGCTACTGATGCAACGAGAATCGCTCAGGTTTCCGTCAATGCTTGTGGCCGAGGTATCATTCGATCGACCGTCGATGGTGTACTAGGGCCACAAACAATATTGGCGTTGAATTCGTTAGGCGATCAATGGCTAAGTAACCGATTAAGGCTAGAAACCATTCGATACTATCTGGGAATTACCGATCACGATCGATCACAGATCCCTAATTTTAGGGGGTGGGTAAGGCGAGCTCTATATCAATGAAATTTTTTAAAGATATACTAACGGGCGCTGACAATCAAACTTACGATAACGGCCGTGTGTTATGCCTAGCAAGCCATATCGTTTATTTCATTATGGCTTTTATTAATTATTTTATCGATAAACCATGGGCCCCGATGGATTTCGCTAGCGGTGTGGCTGCGATGGCGGTAGGATTCGGAGTGCATCTTTATATGAAAAAGGATACGGAGCCCCGTGGTCAGTAAAATTTTAGCGATTGTTATCACTCTTTATACTCTTATTATATTTTATCAGTATGAAAAAATTAATACGCTAAAATTAGAATTGACCGAAATAAAAATAGAATCCGATCGTAAAATAGCGGAGGTTAAAAATGCAAATGACCAAGCTAAAAAAGAAGAAAAAGAAGACGAAGAAGATACTGGAATTATTATGCTATCCCACGTTCCCGAGTCATGCGATGCGGCGATCGGATGGGGGATCGAAGAGGCAAAAGAATTTAACGTATGAAATGCTTAATAGTGGTTCTCATGCTAGCTATGGTAGGTTGTACGTCAAAAGTATACCCTAACTGTCCTACCATTGTTTTACCTGACGATCCTAGAGTACCTGTAAAAGACCTTACCCTAGAATCCACGCCTGACGAAGTTATCAAAGCGTGGGTTGCAACGGCTTATGCCTATCGTGATTGGAACCGTGTCGTTAGAAGGCAAATTGAAAATATCAATCAATAGCTAGCCTTTTTTAGCGATAGGGTAGGGGAATATCATCGAGCGATAAAATGAGCGATCCCCATCATAACGGCTAATTGCCCTGTGGAGATTCCCACCATCCATTTAATTAAACGTACTTCAAAGTCACTTAGGCCAACGCTCAAATCTTGTTTAGTGACTAAGTGATTATCGCTATTGGTTATAATTTCTTCTTGTAACTGTGCCATCGTTTCAGCTTGTTTAGCATCAACGCCCGCTTCCTTTAGTTTGTTAGCAAAATTTAAAGTATTAAACCTTACTGCCGACATAGTTTTATCTCCTTATTATTTAGTATACCTTTTAGCTCTCCACCCACCTTTAGCGACCACAGGCCAGTCGGCGCACCAAGACGGCAGAGTAGACATAATTTCTTCAAGCTCAGCGATTGATCCCGTATTTTCGGGTACTTCAGAAACGATTTCGTCGTGAACATGTAAAACTACGGGATATCCTTTTTTCTCAAGATTGATGATAGCATGAGCTAAGATATCTCTAGCGGTAGCCTGTACGACATTTTCGGTTAATTTTCCGCCGTAAGTGTCCATCCTCATCCACCCAGAACGGCCGTATTTTGCATTAGTATTCCATCCCTCGAAGCTAAGGGAATACGTATCTTTACGACGATCGCTAGGCGCTAAGCGTGGCCGATGATACGTTAAATAGCGACCAGATAGTAACCTGCAATATAGGGTATCGCCTTGCGTAACGTATTGTATGCCCCGGTAAAGATAAGGCGTTCCAGGATTCATAACGGCTAATACCGCCATACCTTCAAGACCGTAATATTCCATCGACCAGTCTTTAATCTGACCACCCCAAAATTCCACAATGGCGGGACTTGCCAGACGCCAGGCAAGTATGGCTTGTTTCATTTCTTCGTCATTGAAAAATTCGTCTGCACCAAATTGTTTCCACGCTCCGATCCATCCCTGATACCCTGAGTTATGTACGATTAAATGCCCGCTATTAGTTTTAATCGTGAAACGATTTAGAGGCCCCGCATTCACAATGTCGTAAACGTTCTCGTAGCCGTGTAATCTCTCTTTCAAGATCGTTAATTTTTCTTTTATTAATTTGATTATCTTTTCGGGAAACAAAACGGATATTGCCGGGTTCATAATTCCCATTAACATCGATACGGTCCATTTCAACTTTTGGACTATCCCAGTTTTCAAGAGTAATAGCGTATTGTAAAAAAATTCGTTTACGGCCTCTTTTTCTCCATTCTTCACAAACTTGGATACCACGTCCACCATAGTTTGGGTATTCGGGATTTTTTGGATTGTGACATCGCGCGATTGCTCCATGTATTCTAAGAAGGGTACGTGTTCGCAATTTAGCATCGGAAATGAGGTCTTTATAGGGGGATGGATGATTTTTGTTTTTAGCTGCGCAATGCCTACACTCCAAACTTTTATTATTTTGTAGTTTAAGAATATCAACGAAATATGAAGTTTCTCGACAATCACATCTAACCAATACTTGATACCGACTACCTCTCTTTCTTTCTTCTCCAACAACGGTAAGTTTTCCGAACCTATCTCCAATGCTAAGTTTAGTACTTGTTCGTTTGAATTCACCGCCTCGGCGTTCTCCCATTGATACTCGTTCCCTAGGTATATAGGATGAGAGGGTGTTACTTTTATTCCGTCCAAATTTATTGTTTTCTTTTGGCCTTTTAGTATTACTCCCTGATGTTTCACCCATTCAATCCCGTCCCATAATTCGTCAGTGATTAAGACCTTGACTATAGGTATGTACCCCCGCTTTGTCAATACGATAGTACCCTTATCAAAACACGCGAGCTCGGCGACCTTTCCCAATTTTCGGCTTTCGTGATGTTTTCCTGTTAACTTTTTATGCTCTATCATTTTTTCAATTGGGATACCGGTTATTTTACTTGCAGAACTTTCATAAATTCTACCGTGTGTTCTAAAAACTTCTTGACGCCATTTTTCACCAGCCAATTCCGCTAAAACTACTCCCTCTATGGCGCTATAGTCTGAGCAAATTAAGTCTTTACCTGGGGCAGCGATAAACAACCCACGTAAACATCCCGATATGATTTCTATTGCGTTACCCCAATAGTATTCCACGCATTCGAGATTATCTGATGCGATCGTTTCGAAAGCGCATTCTACCGCTTTTGGGTTCCATTCGACCGGTCTTGCCGGGACTGCCGCACACCATGGGCATACATTACCGATAGCGTTAATTCCATAGTGTTTTGTACAGTTCAAACATTCCGCAATCTCTGGGCCGCTGTTAGGTAAATTTTGGGGTTGTGGGCCAGTTCCCGCCGCACGACCAGTACGTGCAGAATGATAGATAAAAACGTCATGGACTCT